GTCACGCCCTCACGGATGTTTTCCGGGGTCAGCTTCGCCTGTTCAGTGCTTGCAATCTGCACCTTGCCGCCGCCGTCATGGTAGCCCTGCGGAACAGTGTAAGCGCCGTTCTTTGTGTTGATCGTGCCGCTCACAGCGCCGTTGTTCTTCATTGTACCCGTCAGCTTTGCACCACGGGCATAGGCCGTCTTTCCGGCCAGGATTTCCGCTACCGCCGCCGATGCATCAGACGTATCGCTGTCATAAGTATTTGTGCCAACAATGGCAGCACCGCTCTTGTCGTGCGCCGTCACATCCTTTGCCAGCTTGTCCGGCGTAATCGTATCGCCAGTCAGGTCAAGAAGGGTTCTGCCGCCGTAGATGACCTTGTTAATTGCCATAAATGTCTACCTCCGTTCCAATGTAGACGGTTTCGCCGCCGTCCGTGTTACTGGTTTCAAAGTAAGGGATTTTATTCACAACCACATTATCTCGGACATGTCCGCGCAATTTCCCTGTTCATCTTCTGGCGGATGTCCTGAATCTTCCTCGCAAGCTCGCGCTGTCCCTGTCTCGTCGGCGGCGCACGCCTGCGTGCTTCGCAGATCTCCTTGCGTGCCCTGCGCCTGATCTTCTCGCGCTTAAACCATTTGATGATGCCCATGCTCATCCTCCTCTCAATTCGCGTTCTGCGATTCTTTGATATTCGTCCCTGTGATCTTCGATCGCTGGCCGGATAAACGGACGCGGCTTGACGTAAGCCTTGCCCACGCCTTTGCCCTTTTCAGCTTCAAATCGCTCCCACTCCGGCGGCGGCACAAAATGCGGTCCGGTGCCAAGCTCCACGTATGGAGCGTATTCGACGTTGCTGCCAACCTCCAGCGTGTCGCCTCTCGTCACCCTGTGCGTGATTGAGTTTCTCAGCGTTCCGCCGCGATATCCTTTCACACCCGTGCTTTCCTCTGTTCCAACCGGGCAAAGTTTTTTCGCGTATCCTTCCGCTTTCAGGCCGATGGTTTCAAGAATCTTCGGAACCGTCTGCTCCAATTCCCGCAAAAACTGCGCAGAATTGTCCGTGAATTCCACAGACAAGAGGCACCCCTCCTCCTAAATGGGCATAAAAATACCGCCTTGCTTTCGCTTGGCGGTTAATTGAAATGCACGCCTCTTCCACAGGCCCTGCATTCCATGAAAATCTTTGCTCTTTCTCCTTTTTCTTCGTGCACATCAACTTTGACTGCGCCCGAACCAGCTTTGCAGAAAGGACATTTTTCAACCTTCCCGGTCTTGTCAAACTCCTTCAAAGCCTCAAGCCATTCGTTCAAAAACGTCCCTCCCTTCGCATTCTCTCGGCGAATTCTTTCTCAGCATCATATGCTTCTTTTTCAAATTCGTCGTTATTGTTCATTACGTATTCTGCACCGTGTTTTCTGAATTGCTCTATGTGTATTTTCTCATGAATCAGCGTTCGTGTCAACTGTTCTTCGCTCTCAAATGCGCTTGGATACAGATACAAGCTGCCGATTTTCTCTGGAGCCGCGCAGCCATACACCTTGTATTTGAGCTTCAGCAGCTCCGGGTCAGGCACGATTTCAAGATTTACTTTGTTCAGGCTTATTCCGTATTTTTTGGCAACTTCACGAACATGCTTTTTGCTCATTTTTTCTGGAAGATGTGCAAACGCACCTGTGTTCTTTGTCTGCCTGTACATTCCGGCTTTCTGATTCTTTTCCTTCCATCCTGCCCACTCCGCATAGGTCATATCCTTGATGGGCTTTTGCGGCAGCGCATCGCCGTACTCCTGCAGATTCGGCCTTCGTTTTGCATTCTCGCTCGGATAATCCAGCAGCCTGGAAATCAGCGTACATCGGCAGTTGTAGACGTTCGCCGGTCGCGCATTTGGATCACCCGGATACATGATCTTGCCCAGCTCGCTTTTGAATGGCTCGTCAACTGGCACATGCTGCCCATCAAGTGCGGCATGTGCATGTCGGGTTCTCTTATCCAGCGTTGCCAACCACTCTTTTTCCAGCTTGATGCCCATCTCCTGCGCCCGGTGATATCCCTCGATGCGGCCGGCGTTCTGCGCGCCGGTCATCGCTGTCCGTGCATGGGTTCGTGCCTGATTGGCGTTCATTTCCGCCACCCGCTGCAGGCGCTTGGCGATATCATCAAGCCTCTCGCCCATGAGAATGCCGAGATTGATCTGCCGCGTGATGGCCTTCATGTTCCAGCGCTCGTCTTTGGGAATATCCACGCGGGACGGCGGCAGAAGATTCGGCTCATCCCGCAGCAGCTGCTTCACCGTGTCCTCGTCATACATCCCGAATCCCATGTCGATGTTTCCGGCCTTCTCGATCTCAAACTCCGCCCAGTTCGCATTCATGGCCATCACGCCCGGCACTTCGCCGTTGATAATGTCCATCGCGATCTGATTGGTTCTGGTCAGCGTCTTGGCCAGATCGTCAAGCTGCGCCTGCCATCTCTTGCGCTGGAAGACTTGGCCTCTCAGCCAATCGCGGTACGTCGCCGCCGTGATCTTTCCCTCTTTGAGCTGCTCGCTATATTTCTTATCGTCCCGCTCAAACCGCCGGCAGAAGGCTAGATACTTTTCCCGCACTTCGTCATACGCCTCAGAGTACAGCGAGACGATCCTTTCCTCCAGCTCCTTGATCTTTTCGTCTGTCCACTTCGCGCCCAGGTCTTCCATCAGGCGTCACCGTCCTGCGGCCCGTCCTCTTCGTCTCCCTGATCGCCTTCCTCCGGTTCCCGCGTCACCCTTCCCGCGTTCTCCTCCAGCACCATGTCAATGATCTTGGCAACCTCCTCCGGCGTGAAGTTCGGGAACTTCTCAATCAACACCTCGTCCGGCAGATCGACCATGCCCGCCTCCATCACGAGGATTTCGACCTGCTCCTTGAGATTGGAGACGCGGCCTCGCTTGAACTTCGGCGTGTCCTTGATGCCCTGAAGCGCGAGCAGCTGCTGCACCGCCTCGATGAGCTGATATTCGAAGTCGTCCGCCATGTCGTCCTGCGGCTGATATCCCGCGTCGATGTGGTCATTGGTTGCCGCCGCCGACAGCGTGCGCAGATCAAGCAGGCCAAAGTCCTCATACATGCCCGCGCGGATCTCGGTCAGGAACTTAACGCGCGCCTCGTGCGGAATCTCCTGCGTGTGCGGGCTGATGTCGCCGCCGTCGCTCGTGTCCGCCGTGGCGATGTGGTACAGCTTGAGGCGGTCCCTGAACTGCGCAAGGTCCTTGTCGTCCATGCCGTTGTAATTCTTGAGAATCCAGTAGACCTCCGCGCAGTCCTGCAGGTCGTTGGCGAAGCCGCTGCGGATCAGGTCAAAGGCGTCGATCGCACCGCGCATACCCACCAGCGTGCTCTGGTGCAGCTTGCTTCCCCAAAGCGAAACGATCGGCAGCGCGGCATAGTTCTCACCGGCGACGATGGTTTCCTCTGCATCTGCCGGCGCTTTGGCAAACGTCTGCTTGTACGGCTGCTTTTCCTTGATGATCGTCAGCTTTTCGCCCTTCATTTTGCGCAGCTCGGTGTATCCGTCCTCTTCATAGAGCGTCACGTTGAGCGGCTTGTCGCTCTCCAGCTGCCAGTATCGCACGCCCGCGCGCATCGCACCGGTGTATTCATCCTCCAGCGGCGCAAACTCCGTCAGCTTGAACACGTGGACATGATCCAGATTCCAGAACAGGAAGGAGCGCCCGTGGATCAGCGCATACAGCGCCGCGTCCGACAGCTTCGTGTCGAATTTGAGCCCCATCTTCTCCTTGACGTCCTTGCCCTCAAACTGCACACCGTTTCCCAGCGAATACGCGCAGCGCCTTGTGTTGAAGCTGAAAAAGAAATTGCTTGCGATCCGGTTGTTGCTCGCCGTGAAATCCTGCACCGCGCGCCCGCTCTGCGTGTAAAGCACCTTCACGTATTCGTTGATCGTGATGTTTCTCTGCTTAAAGTATTCATCCGCATCGTGCGCCGTCTTCGTCACTTTGCTTCCCCGGTGCTCGCCGATCAGCTTTTCGACAAATTCAGCGCATTTTACCGGATTCTTCCGCACCTTCTCAAAATCCTGATAGGTCAGCATGTTCCCCCACTCCTCATCTCATCGCTCGAACGGCGACCTGTATTCTTCCACTGGCTTGACTAGCCGCTTGCTGCGCACGAAGTATCGCACCGCGTCCATTGCGTGGTCATTCGTCTTGACCGGGCGCTCCTCGCCGTGCTCGGCTGCCTTGGCGTCCCAGACGTATGCGCCAAACTCCCGGATCGTCCGCTTGCACACACTCAGGAACAGCAGCCTGTCCGTGTTGA